GAATAAGGAATTTTATATGGTTAAAACTTGGTACCACATTTACACGACTTCTGCTTTTCATTGTCCTTATTGCACCAAGGCTATTGATCTTCTGAGGACATACGGTGTGGATTTTATCATCAAAGACATTCATCTTGATCCGAGTGCAAGAGAAGAGTTTCTGACAGCAGGTCACACTAAGGTACCTCAGGTATACCGTGAGGATGTCTTGATTGGTGGTTCTGATAGACTTCGAGAACATCTTCGGTTGACACTGGTTAAGGCACAAGAGGAAAAAGAGATTGAACGAAAGGTTAAATTCTAATGGGATTTCGTAAGTATCAAGAATTCGTAGAGAGTATGCCTGACTTTGATGATGCAGCACTTGGTCTCCCAGGTGAAGTAGGTGAAGTCCTAGAACTTGTCAAGAAGGATCGTCGTACAGGAGAGTATCGTCAGCCACTTGATCATGTGAAATTCACTGCTGAATTAGGGGATGTTCTCTTCTACCTCACCCGATTGGCATACAAGAATGGTATCGATCTTAAGGATATTGCGGACTATAATGTACATAAGTTGACCAAGAGGCATGGATGAATATTCTAGTCTGTGGTGGAAGAGATTTCACTGACAAACAAAAGCTATTTGAGGTGCTTTGGGAATGGCACAGGGAAGAAGATATAACTATTATCTCTGGTATGAATAAGAGAGGTGCTGACTTCTTTGGTTGGCTATTTGCTCATACATACGATATCCCCTGCCTAGAATTTCCTGCTGATTGGGATACTCATGGTAAGGCTGCTGGTCCTATTCGTAATCAACTAATGATTGATGATGGTAAGCCAGATTTAGTAATTGCATTTCCTACCAAGAATTCTCGTGGAACTTGGGATATGATTAGACGAGCAGAGAAAGCAGGAATTAAAACAATTGTAGTAAAGGAAGAATAATGTCAGTAAGAATTCTAATTGAAAAAGAAATCGATAAGCTCGACAAGGGTATCGAGAATGCAACTAGGCACCTCAGAGAACTAGAAGTTGAAGCAGCAGAAATCCGCTCTCAGATTGAACGTATGGTAGCCAATAAAGATCAGTTCATTCTAGACCTAGAGAAATTCAATGGCTAAATTACCTATCGCAAAAGAATCAGAATTAATTAAATACGGTTACAAGAAATTTACATCAGGTGCTAAGTGCCGAGAATGTGGATCAACTAATCGTTGGTACCAAGACATCGGTGATGATGTGTATGAAGATTATAGGTATCGTTGTAATAACTGTGGAGATACATATATCGTTGAGGGTGATGATGGATAGGTATAACGCAGCTTACATCAATGCACTGTCTGAAGAACGAGATCATAAGATTCTGTTCAATTGGGTTGTTAGACTCCACAAAGAGAATGTAGACCTTCGTGAGAAACTAAGGAAGTCAAATGGATGAAGATGAACCAATAAACGATCCGTGGTACTATAATTCTATTAATAACATCCCAGAAGATGAATTAGATCTTGACGAAGAAGATTATTGGGATGAACAAGAAGATGATTATGAAGAGGAAGAAGATTGACACCATTTAAAAGCAATTATGAACAGTTCATTTACACTTCACGTTATGCCCGTTGGGTAGAAGAAGAGAAACGAAGAGAGACTTGGGATGAAACCGTCAATCGTTATCTTCGCTTTATGCGTGACCATCTTATTTCCAAACACAATTATACTATTCCTAATGATGTATATAATCGCCTTTATGATGCTATCTATAATCTAAATGTAGTCCCGTCGATGCGGTCTATTATGACTGCTGGTAAGGCTCTGGATCGAGACAATACTGCTGGATACAATTGTGCATATCTACCAGTTGATGATCCGAAGTCTTTCGATGAGGCAATGTATATTCTTCTTTGTGGAACAGGAGTCGGCTTCAGTGTCGAACGTCAATACATCCAAAAACTCCCAGAAATCCCTGAAAAACTCTTTGAGTCAGATACTCGAATTGCTGTCTCTGACAGTAAAGAAGGCTGGGCGAAAGCATACAGGCAACTTATCGCACTACTCTATTCGGGCGAAATTCCAAAATGGGATGTCTCTAAAGTTCGACCTGCCGGAGCAAGACTTAAAACGTTCGGAGGTAGAGCTTCTGGTCCAGGACCGCTTGAAGACCTATTCAGATTCACAATTGCGAAGTTTAGAGGTGCGGCTGGTAGGAAACTCAATAGCCTCGAAGCCCACGATATTCTTTGCAAGATCGGTGAAATCGTTGTGGTTGGTGGAGTTCGCCGGAGTGCGATGATCTCTCTTTCCAATCTCACTGATGGACGTATGCGTTCTGCTAAGTCTGGTAGTTGGTGGGAAAATGAAGGACAACGTGCACTAGCTAATAACTCTGTAGCTTACACAGAGACTCCTGATGTTGGTGCATTTATGGAAGAATGGTTGTCCCTCTATCGTAGTAAGTCTGGTGAAAGAGGTATCTTCAATCGTGTCGCAGCAGTCAAACAAGTCAAATCAGTCGGACGAAGAAATCCAGATCATGAATTTGGAACTAATCCTTGCTCGGAGATTATTCTCAGACCTTATCAGTTCTGTAACCTCTCGGAAGTCGTCATCAGAGCTAGTGACACTATTGACCAACTACTTGAAAAAGTAGAAATTGCAACTATCCTCGGGACATTCCAAAGTACCCTAACTAATTTTCCTTACCTTCGTAAGATCTGGCAGAGGAATACAGAAGAAGAAAGACTTCTTGGTGTCTCTTTGACAGGTATTATGGACAATCCGATCACCAATGGTGGTCATGGAAGTGAGAGACTTAAAGAGGTTCTTGAGGTACTGAAGGAACGAACCATTGTTGTTAATTCTGCTTTGGCCAACGATATTGGGATTAATCCTAGCACTTCCATTACTTGTGTTAAGCCATCGGGTACAGTATCCCAATTGGTTGATTCCGCTTCTGGCATTCATACCCGTCATTCAGACTATTACATTCGTTCTGTACGAGGTGATAACAAAGACCCCCTGACACAGTTCCTCAAGGATGCAGGTGTTCCTAGTGAACCTGATGTAATGAAGCCTGAGAATACAACTGTCTTCTACTTCCCTATCAAGTCCCCTGAAGGATCACTTACTCGTAACGATCTAACAGCAATTGAGCAGTTGGAAATCTGGAAGATCTATCAGTTGCATTGGTGTGAACATAAACCTTCTGTCACCATTTCTGTTCGTGAGAACGAATGGCCTGAAGTTGGTGCATGGGTATATCAGAATTTCGATATCATCTCTGGTGTTTCATTCCTTCCTCACTCTGACCATGTTTATAGACAGGCTCCTTATGAGGAATGTGACGATAGAAAGTATCTTGAGTTCTTGGAAAAGATGCCAAAGGAAATCAATTGGAAAGATCTTTCATTCTATGAAGCAGAAGATACAACATCAGGGATGCAAACACTTGCATGTTCAGCAGACGGTTGTGAGGTAGTAGATATTGGCTAAATACGCAACATACGGAACAACCGAAAGTGGAGACATACTTCAGATTATTGTCTGGAACCACGTTCCTCTAGTCGATGAAATCGATAAGATTTACGAAGAATGGTATCCCTCGGAATATGAAGAAGTTGGTTTTGTTAATTGGCAAATTATGAAAGTTGAGGAGTTTGACTGATGTCAAAGAGATTAATCGGATTTAAGTATCCAAAGACTAAAGAAGAGATTGTCGAGTACGAAGTCAGTACTCCCAAAGAAGTTCGTATTACCCATATGGGAGCTTTCCTTGGTCGTGAGGAAGCAGAGGTATATCGAGATGAGTTCTTTGAGTCTTTTGGTAATGACGTAGATGAAGGTCTGCTTGTAGTTATTCAAGACGATCTAGTCTTCATTAATAGTCATTGGGTTGTACGTATCATGGCTCAGAATGCACAATTGGAGTTGCCTCTTGAACTCGAATGATCCTCACGATAAACAGATTGGTGGAACACACTACAAGGAAATGGCTATCCAACCTGGGGATTATGTCGTTAAGAATGGTATCGGATGGTATGAAGGAAATGCCATCAAGTATCTGACAAGGCATAAGGCTAAGGGTCAGAAGCAAGACCTTGAGAAAGCCATTCATTATATCGAATTGGCAATCCAACATTATTATGGTGACGATAAGTGAACATTATGATCGATTATGACAACACGTTCACTCGTGATGTAGCAATGTGGGAACGAATCATACCTATCTTCCAAGTAGATCATGTGGTTTATCTTGTGACAAGTCGTGGAGAAGATACACCAGTTGATTTAGCAAACTACTTCATTGCAATGGATATTCCAATTATTTATTGTGACTACTATGCTAAGAAGGATATTTGTGAGAAGCAAGGTATCCAGATCGATATTTGGATAGATGATGATCCTAAGTATATAACCGAAGGATTCAGAGACTAAAACGCAAAAAGCCCCGCAGGGATTTCCATTCGGATTTCCTTACGGGGCTTTTTTTTA